TAACAGTGTAGCACCGCTTTTCGAAGCCGGTGCAATTTGGGCACCAAAAAAGAGTTTTGCCGAAGAGGTTATAGAAGAATGCGCCGCATTCCCTTTTGGCGACAATGATGACTACGTGGATTCAACCACGCAAGCCTTAATGAGATATAGACAAGGTTATCATGTTACATTACAAGATGACTTTGAAGAAGAACCTAATGGTATAGCTAAGAGGAGAGCTTATTACTAATGGCAACAGAAGATTATCCAGCAAGAATAGGTGATGGCACCAACGTTGACGATTACCTTAAATTATTAGCCAACAGTGCAACTGGTGGTATTTATGATTTAGCTAGGATTTTATATGAAGGTAACCCTTTAGATATATACGGAAATTTTGTTGGGAAAGATTTTCCAGGATTAGGAGAATATATTTTTGATACTACACCATTTGAAGATGGTGGTGGAACTTTTTTTGAATATGATAAAGATGCACCAGAATGGTTAGATACCGCAGAAGATTGGGGACGTGTAGCCGCTAGTATTGGTATTCCAATAGGTGGTATTTTAGCAGCTCCATCAAAAGGCATGAAAGCTTACAACATGATGTCAAAAGTTTTTCCTTCAATGAAATATTTTCAAGATATAAGCAGATTAAATCAAGCTAATCGTTATTACAAATACATGAAGAATAAAATAGAAGGTGCACCAAGTAAATTAACTAATTTTTATGATACGTGGATTAAACCAATTGGACAGACATTATCACGTCCATTTTACAGACCATTTTTTAAAAGCACTAATAAAGCTGACATATTAAATAAAACAGCAAAAAAACTTCACAGCAGAACACCTGAAATTAATTATGGGAAAAGTGCTGCAACAAACTGGGCCCTAGCGACCGGGGCTAAATACGGTATAAATGGTCTTCAATATCTAGCTGATCGTAACCCAAAAAAGTTTGATAGGTTTATGGAAGAGTTTGATATGAGTGCTGGCGCAGCAGAACCACCTTCGTATTCAAATTATGTTGATCCAATAATGAAGATGGCTAAACCTAATAGACCTGCAATAGGAATTCAATTTAGTGATGGTCCTACGTACTGGGGCTAATAATGGTTGGGCAGATTGCTGGAAAAAGAGTAGCTGATACTTTAGTTCAGACTTTACTAAAAAACGTAAAACCTAAATTTTCCGTGCCGCATGAAACTGCGAACTCTATTCTTACATTATTACCTAGGTTTACGGGTCAAAAATTTATTCCTAGACACAAAAAAACAAATTCTCCTAAAGCGCAAGAAGTTTTAGATCTTGACAAAAAATTAGACGTTAACGACCTTGGTTATTCTAATTTAAGAGAATGGGTAACAACAGCAAAACCTAAATTAGAATATTTACAAGAAAAAGAAGGAATAGATAAATATTTACCTAGCTTGGATACTGGTCAAACTTCTAGCCCTATTACACAAGACCTTTCTTCAGGTGCAGTATTTGCAAATCATCTAATAAATAAAAAAACTTTTAAGTTACCAACTACTGAACCTAAAACAGCAGCGGAAACTTACGAACAGATAAAGCTTGTGCAAACCCAAATGGATAATGCAGATGCTGCTTTTCAAAAAATGTTTCAAGCATTAAGAGGACTACCAGATTCTAAATTTGACAGAGTTCCTAGTGCAAATTTTATATTAAAAGAAAATAATTATAAAATACCAGATGCAAAAAAAGTTTATGAATTAACATCTCGTACAAGTGGGTTTCATCAATTTCCAGCTTTAGGATATTATAATTATCCTGAATACAATGATGAAATAGTAACAGCTTTAACTAACTTTGATGCTGGTTCTAACAAAATGGGATCATTAATAAAAAAAATGACCAATCAATCTCCTGCGTACCAAACGCCTGATGGAAATTATGTTGGTAAGTTAAGTGCTGATCAAAAGAAACAAATAGAGCAAGAAAATTTTGTTTATTATTTAAACCAAGATTTTAAAGGAAAAGAATATTTAGATCTTGTTCCTGATAATATCATAAATAAACACATGGATAAAATAATAACTAAAATTTTTAGAAAAAATAATCCACTTAATCCTAAGGAATGGCAATACCAAGTAAATTTTTATAAAGACCCTAGAAAATTTGATAGTAAATGGGAAAGAATGGGATACGGGGATAAAGGTCCTATATCTATAAAATCAGCAGAGCAATACACTAATATTGGTGGAGAACGTACTTTTAAAGAAACTTTTAATGTCCCTAAAAATCAAGCAGACTTATTAACGCCTACAAGAGAAAAACAAGGAATAATACAATTGGCTTCTCGTTTAGGTCAATTAAGAGCAGAGCAAGATATTATATCTAACTTTGTGCGTGGCCAAATGTATGAAAGAGGATTGCCAGCTGTAAGCAAGTTAATGGCAAGTGGCGATCCAAAATTTAAAAAATTAATTTTAGAT